TGACTCCGTTTGTTCCTGATATGCTAACAGGCATTATACTGTTCCTTTAGGATATTTAGTTTTTACAGGGTCAATCATGTCTGTTTTCCATGCGTCTATACCGTTATGGTAAATGTAGTCTAGTTGGTCTGTAATAAGTGGATATTCTTGTTGTCTTTGGTATTTATATTGTTCTGGGTCAACCCAATCATTAACAAGTGATAAGTTTATTTCTACTTTATTTCCATCTTTGTCAAATGCACCTGCACCGTCATCTATAGAGACAACGTTAGGATATAATGTATATATAGCTTTATGATTCATTATCCTTTTATCTCCATAACTATAATTGACGCTGGTGTTCTAAAGTCTGTAGTTGTATTTGCATCAGCAGAACTTCTGTTTAAATATGCTGTTCCAGCAGTATTACATCTCATTTGTATCGCATACGTTGTTGATGATGTAGTAGCTGGTGAATCTAAATATGAAAAATTACCAGCATACTGTGTATCAATATTATCTCCATAAGCCATAGAAGTTGCTCTAACTCTATTTCCCGCAGTATCTCCTATAAATATTGCAGAACCACCTCTTGATAATTGTATACCAGCACTATTAACATTATTAGCAGAAGAAATTTGTCCAGAAAACATTACTAATATTTGATTGCTAGATGATGATGGTGTAATACTTACTGATAACCCTGTAATATCAACCATTGTTGTAGATGCTGTGCTAAATATATCAGTCTTAACTGTTTGTAATACCTGCAATACACTTCCTGCAGGAAAGTTAGTATTAGTACCATTTGTCAGCACAGTCCCACTTGTAGTAGGCAATGTTAGCGTAGTTGTGCCTGATACTGCTGGAGAGGATAATGTAACGCTACCAGATGTAGAACCGTTAAGTATAAGGTTAGCCATTAGTTACTGCCTTTTGGATATTTAGCTTTTACTGCTAGACAAGCGTCTATATATGCTTGGACTTGTGCGTTATCACCTTTTACAATACCATCTATGTAGTCTGTAATAGGTGGATATTCTTTAACTCTTAAATTTTTATACGCCTCTGGGTCTATCCAAGAATTAACAAGTGATAAGTCTATTTCTATTTTGTTTCCATCTTTATCAAACGAACCTGTACTATCATCTATGGTAACTACGTTAGGATATAATTTATATATAGCTTTGTGATTCATTATCCTTTAATCTCCATAACTATAATTGCACTTGATGTTCTTCCGTCATATGTTGTAGTATCTGCATCTCTAACAGACCTATTTAAATATACTGTTGTTCCATTACTACTTCTTACACCCAATGAATATGTTACAGCAGATGTAGTTGCAGGAGAATCTAAAAAACACATTGCAAAACTAGGTGGAGAATTGTCTCCGTAATTATTTTGTGCAACACCTGCTCTTGGTCTTGAACCTGCTGCATCTCCTATATTGATTCCTGTACCATTTCTTTGAATTTGAGAATAAGCATGACCTGCATCTCCTGAAATAGCAAAGTTTGTATAACATTGAATTAAAAATTTACTTGAAGAAGCATACGGAGTAATGCTTACTGATAACCCAGTAGGAATTACAAATGAAGTGCTTGTTGTAGTAAAAGCGTCTGTTTTTGTTCCTTGAACTACTTGTAATACACTTCCTGTTGGCATACTAGAAGAAACTAATTTACCAGTTGCTGTTAATGTTCCAGCAAATGTAGCATTTTGTGATGTATCTATAGTTAAGGCTGTAGTACCGTTATTAGTTTGTAATACTAATGAGCCACTATTATCAGGTTGTATCACTACACCATTGGTGGTAGTTGCATTTATAATTGTACTCATACTATCACCCATCTTGACGTAGCAGGAACTGTAACTGTAACACCACCAGAGAGAGTTATATCCCCAGCTTCTACAGAGTTATATCCTGTAGGGAATGTGTAAGATGTTCCTATAGTTCCGTTATTAACATTAAGTCCGTTAGATGCAGCAAATTGTGGAGCATAAGCATCACCATTAGCGTCTTGGTAAACAGCTTCTTCAGCAGGATAAGTTACAAATACATTCTTTGTGCCTGCACTAAAGTTTACTGCTGTGCCACCATTGCTAGACTCTAGTATAGTATTACGAGCTAAAGTAGTGCCTGAAGATGTATATGTACCTAGACCTACTTCCCATTCTGCACCACCTACAATAGCGTAGTAAGTAGTATTAGCGTTACCGATAGCAGAGAATGACTGAAAGCCAGATACTGCACCAGCAAGCGTAAACGTACCTGTGCCTGTAGTAGTACTTGTTTCCTGAACACGATCCTTGACTACTAGAGCCATGAATTATCCTTAAGCTAAAGTAACTGAAAGATTGCCTGTTGAAATCTTAAAGATGTCACCAGAATCAATTGTTTTAGATGTATCTAAAGGTGTATGGTAAAGTAAGTTACCTGATGTTGAAGCATCATAAATACCAATCCAACCTACTACACCCCATGAAGATGTACAAGTTGGGAATGTAACGTCTGCATCATTTGTAGTTACACCGTTAGATGGTGCAGCAAAGGTAACGGATGTTCTAGCGTATGAACCGCCAGTAACTTCTGTACCACTGCCTGCGTCTGTAGGGTCACTTGTAAATAATGCTACATATACTGTTGTAGGTGCTGTGTAAGATGTTGCTCGTAGAGTTACGTTAATTAAAGCGTTCTCTAAATAGTTTGACATTTCTGACATAATTTTTCCTTAAGCTGTTGTAATTGAAAGATTGCCAGTGTACTCACTAGAATCATCTGCTGCTGTTAATGAATTTACACCTCTATCATATAATGCAGCCCAAGTTTGAACTCTTGCGTCATTCATAAGATACGGTTCTGCCTCACCTAATGTTGCGTATAACAATAAATCTTGGCAATTAGCTAAAAATACATTAGATGAAACTGATGAGCTTAAATATGGCGGTGCTGCATAATAAAGCATATTTAATGTGTATGCTGAATCTGGAATAGGTGCAAATTGAAACTCTGCTGCTAATACTGTGTACTTTGTAGGAACTCCAGAATCTGTTGTTCTAGCATTAGTAAAAAAACTTGGATTGCTTAAATATTCAATAGTAGATACTGGTGTAGTTTGTAAATATAGCCCACGCATAGCTAAAAAGTCACTAGGTAATGCAACTGTTTTGTCACCAGCTGTTGTTGTTGTTGTAACAACTTTAAGCATAAATCTTGCACGAAGATCACGCCTTAATCTATTTTCAGCTAACTGAATAAAGTCTGGAATTTGTGTTGTTAGATCAGTACGAGCAAGGTAGTCTGCTACCGTAGCTTTCAAATCTGTATAATTAGTAAAAGCCATTAAACTTTGCCCTCTCGTGTTCTAAATACTCTGTTATCTGGATTGTTTAAGAATTCTTTAAATCGTTTTTGGTCAACGATATGGAAACCTCGCATAATACCTTTATGGTTTAGCGAATCAATAACTGTCATTGGAATAGATGCAATTTTATTGTCAAATACATCATCACCCCAACGAGTGCGTCTATCTGTTAATTTTCTTTGTTGTAAATTATTTTCAATAATGTCACTAATGTCTTGTCTAGTTTCTAATACTAGACCTTGATCTGTATCGTGTGCTACAGATGTTCTAAATGTTGTAGGTTTCATTCATTTTCCTTTTGCCTGTCAATTGAGTGAAAACAATTTTTACAGACAAATATGTTAGGTAGAAAAGGCTTACCACAAAAGATAAGCCTAATCTAATTACAACTACTCTGCCAAGTCAGCAATAATTGCGTGAGCAGCTTCGTTCTTAACTTCTAGTGTGTATTCTACTAAAAGTTGAGTTACGTCAGCGTCACCAGATTTTGCCAATTCGTTTGTAGCGAATGGGCGTAGGTATGCAACTGATGCCATTTCTGGATCAAGTACAAATGCTACTTCACCGCTGTCACCTGAATCAGCTGGAATAAATCTGTTAGGAACAACAGAGATAGTACCAAAGTCTGAAAGGTAAACGTCAGCAGCACCAATGATTGTTGATTGCTTATCAGATGGAGCCATGTAACGTTGTGCAGCGATACCAGCAAAGCCAGACACTACTTGTTTTTGTGTTGGAGTTACCATTAATACTGTTGGGTTACCACCAGCTGTGTATGCTTTCTTAACAGCAGATTTCAACATTGTTTCTGTGAAAGCTGCGTCAGTACCAGACACACGAGCAGTTGTACCACCAGAACCAGCAGTTCCGTTAGTACCACCAACGTAGTTAGTATTTAACCATGCTTGTAAACCACCAAGTGTACGAGCTGTTGTTGCGTTACCAGCTGCATTTAATTGGTTGCTTAAAAGGATGTATTCCATGTCACGTTTGATTTCAGCAGAAGCTTTAGCTAATTGGTAAGCCTTTTCAGATTTACGACCAGCTTTGTTTACTGCTTCTAAAGTACCAGCAATCTTCACAGTTTTTTGTGAGATTTGTGTACGGTTACCAACTCGTGTTGTTGGTGATAATGTAGCGTCAGATGCTGCTGCACCTTCAACTGCTGCGTTAGAACCATTAACGTTAGCTAATGAGTCTGTTTGCCATTCATGGAGAACGCCAGTAGCTTTTGTTTTGCCAACTGATGACATAAATGGTGTTTCTGTTGGAGAAATGTTATAGATAACGTCAGTTAAATCCTCACGTTGACCTATAGCGGTATAGGTTTGATATGTTGCCATGTTTTATTCTTCTTTCTAATTTAAGAATTGTTCAAATAAAGCTGCTGCATCTTTTACTTTTCCAGATGTTCGCAACTGTTGAGATTGTTTTTTAATTGTTTCTGTGTTGTTGTTACCTGTAGACGATCCAGCCTTTAGCATCTTTGGTGCTTCAGAAACTTTCTTCGTTACAGCAGGTTTTGACTTTTGAAGTTTGTCATACATCATTGCCTTGT